ATGAGTTTTTTTTTGCCACAAAATACAAAAGACCAAAAATTAAATTGGAAATCAGAGAATGTAACAGATCATTATGGACTAAATTTAGGAAATATCATTATTTAAATACAACTTTAGCCACAGCAACAAAAAGTTATATAGCGATCATAAATAATGAAAAAATAGGATTTATAAGTATAAGTAAACTTGTTCATCCAAAAGTAAAAAATATGTATAGAGTTCATAGATTGGTAATATTGCCAGATTATCAGGGGATAGGAATAGGAAATAAATTATTAAATTTCATAGCAGAAAAATATTATAATGAAAAATTTAGGTTCAGTATTGTTACTTCAACTCCAGCATTAATATTTTCTTTAAATAAAAATAATAAATGGAAATGTAAAAGAATTGGTAGATCAGGAAAAGGAAGTAAAAAGGGGACAATACATAATAAAAATAAAGATCACGCAGGATCTTATAAAAGAATAACAGCCTCGTTTGAATATGATCCAAATTAAAATAAATGATAAGTAAATGTAAACTATGCAATATAGAGTTCAAGTCAAAACCTTGTTGGAAAAGAAAATATTGTTCAAGGATGTGTGCGAATGTATATAAGCGAAAGATAGAGAGGATAAAAGAATGTCCTTGCTGCGGTATAAAGTTCTTTCAAGATAGAAAGAGGAAATACTGTTCAAGAGGATGTATGGCTAAAGCGTTTTCTATCAAAATGAAGAAACCATTTACTTGCCAGGAATGTACCGGAATATTTTACAGGAAAAGGGGATCAGTAAAACATCCAAAATTCTGTTGTAAGAAGTGTATGGGAGAAAGCTTTAAGAGTAAGGATTTAAAACTTAATTTTATTTAAATAATGGCTCACATCAAGAAAGAAATTGTCGCAAAATTGAAAGAAGCTTTTGCTATTGGGGCTGATGTAAGCGCAGCGTGTTGTTATGCAGAAGTAAACAGAGCAACCTTTTACAGATGGTGTGAAGAGGATAAAGAGCTTAAGGAGAAATGCGACACTTTAAGGGAAAGACCGATCTTAAAGGCATATCAGACAATCGCAAGGGATTTAGATAAAGTGGAATCAGCTAAATGGTATTTAGAAAGAAGGAGGAAAATTGAGTTCAGCACAAAGGTTATAAGCGATACAAATTTAACAGTAGATACTGTTTATGACGATATAGCAAAGGAAGTAGATGAGATTATGGATCTAAAGGAACAGAACAAGAAACTCGGTATTGAATTAAACAAAGTTAAAAATGATAAACATAGAAAAGCAAGCAAGAATAGTGTTAATACTAATGGAAAGAAAATTCAAGCGTAGATATTTAGAGTTCCAAGAAGATATTGTAAGGATAATTGTAAAGAATTTCATAGAGCAAAATGGTAAAGGAATTTATATAGAGGTAGCAAGACAAGGAGGAAAAACAACAGTTGTCGTGGAGTGTGTAGCTGTATTGGCAGCGATAGCTAAAAAGAATTGGAACATACCAGCTATTGTCGGGGTATTCGCTCCCCAGAAAGAACAAGCGAAAACGGACTTTGACAGAACGAAAGTTGCACTAAAGCAATTATATGAAGGGGGATTAAGCAATGCTTTAGCAGAAGAAAACAATCGGAACACGATTATATTGGCTGATCGTGCTAGTGAATATTATGCTTTCTCATTAGAGAACGGTACAAATATTGAGGGGAAATCTAACAGTTTACAGATCTTTGAAGAAGCACAGAAGATGCACGGGCCAAAAGAAAAGAAAATGAAGGTTGAAGCTTTCCCTATGGCAGCCGCTTATAATGCTCCCAGGATCTTTATTGGATCAGGAGGTTATCATATAAGCCACTTCTATACAGGAATACAAAATAATATAGGAAATAAGGAAACTTTGTTTAGATACCCTTACAAGCAGATCATAGAACAGAAAGAGTTTCTATATAAGATCACAGGAGATAAGTTCCATCTCAAGTATAAGGAATTTATAGAAGGAGAGATTGAGAATCTAGGTGAAGAATCAGATGAGTTTAAATCACAATATAGCCTTATATGGAATTTAGAGCGGGGAATGTTTACTACAAAGACAGCGATGCTTAAAATGTGTATTGATAAACCAATGCAGACAAGCGAAAAGACATATCCTTGCTTTGCCGGTATAGATGTCGGTAAGAAGCATGACAGCACCGCTTGTTCAATAGTAAGGTTTGTATCGGGCAAGTGGGTTAGGATCGCTCTCAAGACCTGGCAGGGGGATAATTATAGCCATCAGTTTAAAGAGTTAATGAAGTTCTTAGAAAATTTTAAGATAGAAGGACTTGCTATTGATTCAACGGGGCAAGGAGATTGGTTGCCAGATCGGTTTGATGACGAATCAGATTATGAGCCTATTCACTTCGTATTTACTAGGCAATCAAAGGACAAATTATTTAAGAATCTAATGGCTTACTTTGAACAAGGGAACTTTAGATGGTTGAAACCAGATAATGAAAGATTATATAATATGGTTATGAAGCAGTATATAGAGCTTGAGAAAGAATATAAGGGAGAATATTTATCAGTTCACCATCCAGACAATGACAAAGATGCCCACGATGATATACCAGATGCCGATGCTTTAGCGGTATGGGCAGGGAAGGAATACTTTGGGGGACAGATAAATTCAAATCAGATAGAGTTTAATGCCGATATGTTTTATCAGGGACAAGGGGCATCCAATAACAAAATAGATTATGAAAACTAGAAAACTAAACAAAATAAAGGAAAATCAAGTATTATCAGCTATAATGGACTATTTACAATGGATGCATATTTTTGCATTTAGAGTAAACAATACACCTGTTTATGACGCAAAAAGAAGCGTATATAGATCCGCAGGAAAGTATTTCCGTAAAGGAGTAGCTGATATATTAGGAATATATGATGGGAAGCCTTTGGCTATTGAGGTCAAAGCTCCTACGGGTAAAGTTTCAGAAGTACAAAAGGAGTTCTTAAATGAATTCAAAGAAGAAGGAGGGATTGCTATAATCGCATACTCCGTTGACGATGTAATTAATAACCTAAACAAATAATATGGCTAAAAAAGCAAAAGCAGTTGAAGTCAAAGCTCCAAAAGTTTTAGACTTAAAATCAATCAAGGAAGCTTTCAAGAAGAAAGATGTCAAGGCTCTAGTACAAAACAGGGCGCAGATTATGCAATTTCTAGGGGGAGAATCTAAAAGGATACAAGATGACATCCAAAAAAAGATTTCAGAAGATGTTATGCCTAAAGTAAATGAGTGTGTTGATAAGTTTTGTGCAGATAATAATGTGACCGTTGTCGGGTTTTATGATCTTGATAAAATTAGTGCGACGGTTGTTAATGCTACTCAGTACGGAGAATTTATTAATGAGATCAGAAGGAGTGCGCCAACTCCTAATTGGACTTTATTTGAGAAACTACAAGAGAAATTAAAGAAAGAACTTAGTGCAATGATTGTAGGGATATTTAATCCTCAACATCTTAAACCTACTTGGACAATTAAAACTAAGCCAGAACCTAAATTACATAATGAATTAAAAGAACTAATGATTGTAATTGAAGAATCAAAGGCTACGTTTAAGAAAATTGATGAGGTTGAAGCGGTAAAGAGTGCAGAAGTAGCAGGAGGGGAAGTGCCTGTAATCCCTGAAAATAAATAATATGAAAGAAAAAATGCTTTATAAATGGGGGCCAGAGAAATGCTGGAATGTAAGGTCAAAGATAATCGGGGAGATAATTCCTGATAATGTTTCTATTATTGATATTGGTGGAGGCTATGAGCATTTAAGGAAGTTCATAAAGAAAGGGGTTAAATATAAGTGTATTGATATTAAGGCTTGGAAGCCTGAAACGATCGTGGCTGATTTTAATAAGAATGAATATCCAAATGCAGGAAGGCATCATTGTTTAGTTTGTCAGGGGATCATTGAATATATAGAAAAGCCTAATGAGTTCCTTGATAAGATTAAAAAATATGGACATACAATGTTAATTACTTATAAGACAGGGAAGGTTAATGATATTCGGGTTAATTCTTTTTCGTTTCATAGAATAGAAAAGATCCTTGAACACGCTGGATGGAAGATATTGCTTTCAAGAAATATTAACCCAGATCATAACGAGAAACTTTATTATTGCGTAAATATTAATTATGGCAAAAAACGCTAAACAATTTGAAGAAAGACCTTGGGGGTCTTTTGAAATACTGTCTGAATTTGAAATTGATAACCTCGCATTCTCCGAAGAACAAGGATATGAAGTTGTTATCAAAAAGATAGTAGTTAAACCAGGACAGAGATTATCGTATCAATTCCATAAAAAAAGGAAAGAGAAATGGATATGTGTTCAAGGTAGGGGAATCGTTATTAAAAACGGTATGGAGCATTGGTTTTCTAACGGGAACATAATGAACTTTAATCCGCTTGATAAACACCGTATTGAGAACAAGATGGAAGATATGGAGCTAATCTTTGTTGAAGTTTCAACAGGAAAGTTTGATGAGAAAGATATAGTTCGGATTGAAGATGACTATAAAAGGAAAACTAAAAAGAAATAACTATGGGATCACTTGAGAACCTAGAAAAAATAAGGGAACGGATCGGGAAAGTTGAAGAAACAGGAGATATGGATTTGAGATGTATTAGAATTGGTGTTGAAAATACTATCTACTCGCTCACCCATAATAGAATAACTGATGATAAGGATCTCAAGTTGATTGTTAAAGGGTACAGAGAACGCTTAAAAAACCTAACTAAAAGGAATGGATGAGTTAGAATCACAGCAAAGGGAGATACTTTATGTATTAAAAGAACTTGAACATTTCCCTAGAATACCACCTAGCGTTAATGAGAACCTACGATATGCAATGCTAAATGTAAATGATGATAACTTTGAAGTAGTGAATGAGATGATTAAAACAGTAAAGGAACTGATGGAAGTCTGGAAAAGACATTAAAAGTATGCAATAATAAACACTATGAAAGCACAAGAAATTTTAAAACATCAAGAAGCTTATATAGATCAGGGATTAGATCCCAGAACAGGAGAGCCTTTAGAGTATTATTGTTTTCTATTAGAAAAGCTTGTTATAGCTAAATCTCCCACTAAGAATATCTATTATTATACGCAAGTTAGATTATTAGTTGTATTTAAATTATTTATAAATACGGTTTTTAATTCTTTGCAGATAATCTTTTTTGGGATTCTACATTGGATTTTAATTTCTTATTTCCAATTATTGATAAAAATAAATAAAGGGAACGTAACTAGATATTTAAAAAAACTTAACCCAAAGAAAGATGGAAGAAAACAAACCAAAGGTGATAGAGATTAGAGATGTATGTTTCTCTACTCAATACATTAATAAAGAAGGAGAACAGAAAGTAAGATGGACTAAGATCGGTGTTATGTTTATTAAAGAAAACGACAGTATGAATATTAAGTTAGATGCTATGCCGTTATCAACTAATCAACTATGCTGCTTTAAGAAAGAACAAAAGGCTAGTGGGTTCGGAACTAAACCAAAGTTAGATATAAAAGATGATCTCCCATTTTAATAATTTAAAAAACTATGAAAGCTGTCATTATCGCAGGAGGGGAAGGAACAAGACTAAGGCCACTTACTTATGAGATTCCTAAACCAATGATCCCGGTACAAGGAAGGCCAGTTGTACAATATTTATGCGAGAACTTTATTGAATACGGATGCGATCAAGTAATAATCATAGTTAAAGCTAAAGATGTTAGGATGTTCGCTAATTGGGGATTAGTCTTTTTGAAGAATAACAAGATCCCACTTAGTAAGATGCAATTAATTATTGAGCGGAAACCTTTAGGAACTTTCGGAGCTTTAAGATTAGCTCAACCTTTCTTAAAAGGGGAAAAGGATTTCTTTGTAACTAATGCAGATGAGATAAAAGATATAAATTTACATAGCTTATATCATACTCATAAAAAGAATGAGGCTTCTATTGCTACTCTAGCGGTAAAAGCGAATGCAGATAAAGAATCCTTTGGGAATGTACTATATGATAAAGAATCTGAGAAGATCCTTAATTTTGCCGAAAAATCAGAGGTAAAGAAAGGAAAGTTTATTAGTTTGGGGATGTATTGTTTAAATAAAGCTATTTATGGTCAGATGCCTAAAAGTGATTTCTTAATGCTAGAAAATGATCTATTCCCTAAATTATCTAATAAAGGAAGGGTATATGGATATAATCACGAAGGACAATTCTTTCCTACTGATGATTTTAAGAAATACGAAGAAGCGATTTTAAAATACAAGCACAAAAAACCAAAATACAAAAAGAGTGTATAATAAGAATATAATTTAATTTATAGCCTATGCCAAAAACAAAGAAAAGTGGGGGTACGCTAAAGACAACGAAGAAAAAAAGTTGGGCAACTACAATCAGGGAGATGATCGGAAGGACAGAAGATGTCACCGTCTTGGATAATGATTGGAATATAACCAACCTTTTTGCTAATCCCACCCTTGACACTTCAAAGCCAGTTTATGCTTTGAATATGTCAATCTTCAAATGCTCTATTACTACTGACAAAGAAGGGAAGAAATTTGGTCAGGAGTATATATTAGGAGCGACCTTTGGGAAACCAATCGTTAATTCTTGTGCAGCCTTTGCATTTTCAGGACTTAATCCTCCTCAGTTAATAGGGGAAGGAGATTATATTGATAAAATGAATAACTTTCTTTATAAGGAAAGGAAATCATTGTTTTTAATGATGCGAGATGGGATGCGAGATGGGGATGCTTATTTAAGGTTGATGATAAATGAAGATAATGAACCTTATTTAGAATTAGTTTCTCCTGAAATGGTTGATATTATTATAGATCCTGAGAATGTTAATAATGTTCTAGGATATAATATCACTCATATTATTCCAAAGGATGAGTATAACATGGAAAAAGAAATAATAATTGAGGAGTATAGAAAAAAATCTCCTTATTATAAAAGAGTTAAAATGGTCAGTAATAGGAAAGAAATACAAGAGGAAACAGATGATATTCCTTTTCTAGCTATGGCTCATTTTGCTAATGAGAAAGATGCGAATGCTTTAAACGGAACATCAGACTATCAGAATATCTATGTTTTAATGAAATCATATCATGGGGTTATGGAGAATGCGATTAAAGGAACTATCTATAACTCACAGCCAACTCCTATTATTAAAGGGATCAAGAATTTTACTTCATTCCTAAGAAATAACTTTAAGGAGAACGGATCTAGCGAAGCAGGAGCAGCTAAATATGATGTTCAATATAACGCTAATAAAATGATGTTATTAGGGGAAGGGATGGATATGGAGATGCTTACGATCCCGGATCATATAACGCCAGCGACTAAGATGTTGGAATATATATTTTATTGCATTGTTCAAGCTTCTGAAACACCAGAGTTTGTAATGGGGACTGCGGTCCAATCATCTAAGGCTAGTGTATCGGAGCAATTACCAGTAGTAGTAAACAAAGCAGCAAGGAAAAGAGTGCAGTTTGAAGATGCGCTATATGAAATAATTGATATCTATACTAAATATTTATTAGCTACAAATGGAGTTAAAGAATCAGATGTAAAAGATACTGAAATAAATATAGAGTGGCCTTCAATAGAAACTGAGGATAAACAGCTTAATTTAGATATAGTTAAGACTTTATTAGCGGAAGGGATTATAACGGCTGAAACTGCTTTAGGATTAACAGAAGTTAAGGTGCAAGATATTGGGGAGGAGGTAGCAGAAGCTAGAAAACAATCAATTCAAAAGGCGATTGATGAGGCTCAAAACTCAGATATTTATAGCCCTTATTCTGCATCACAACAAGCTAATGAAGATGTTAAAGAAATGACCGATAAAGATGATTATAAATCAGATAAAAAAGTTAAATAATGCCTCTTAATAAAATTGATCAAAAACAGATACAGGAAAGGATCAGAGCGGAGAAAGATGTGGATTCTCTATTGCGGTCTTTAAGCAAAGAAATGCGAACTAAATTGCTAAAGAAATATAAGAAAGATGAGCTTGTAAGGGATTTGACACTCGTTACAACTGCTTTCAGACCGTTGATAGAGGCTTACTGGGATGAGATTGAACAGGTTAT